CTTTCACAACCCTGTGATATTTGATGATGGGTATTTACAATTTGAATCAGATGGTCAAGCCCCCATAGGTGATTATGGCGAGGATAGATTTGAGATTATGCAATTCACAGGACTCAAAGACAAAAACGGCAAGGAGATATATGAGGGGGATATTGTGGAAAATAAGACACAAATTGTCAAAGAAATTAAAGATAAATATATCTTCACGGGTAAATATAAAAAGACAAGATATGTAGCGACTTGGAATGAACACTGGGCGCAGTGGGACATTATAGAAGGTGCGGAACGAGGAGAGCTTGAAGTCATCGGCAACATCTACGATAACCCTGAATTACTAAATAGCGAAAGGGAATGAAGATAAGAAAAGAAATTGAGGAAAAACTGATTAAAGATGTTCAATACGAACTAGACGAAATGGATATTGAAGGTATGGTAAAGCGACTCGTCCAAAAGAAAGAGGTCAAAGAGGCGGTTGCCAGACTTGTTCAAGATAAGATTGCTCAGTTGGTGCAAGAAAGAGCCTTTATGAGAATACAGAAGCAAATGCCGATTATTGACGCTTGTGTAAACGAGAAGGTACAAGAGTTTTTATACAAATTAGGAGTTAAATAGGTTACTAAATAGCGAAAAGAAATGAAAGAAATATACGTCGCACCACACTCAAAGATTCCAGTAGGGTGTCTAGTTAAATTTGAGGAGGAAAAACAGAGGTACACGGTCATGGCATCAAACGTAGCCTTTGCCATTTGCACCAAGCCCATGAACGCCCACAAGACTGTCCTATACACCATAATCGACTGGGGTCACGACATCAGAGGAAGAGAGAATCTGGTGTTTGGCATGGGAGCGGAGACACAAGAACAGTGTGAAGAAATGCTAGAGAGATTGACTTCCGGCGACAGTGAGGTATCGGAAAGAAACGACATACCATTAAAAATCGAGGCCATTTACTACAAGCAATGAAACAATTTATAGCCGAAACCATAATAGAATTTATCGAGAAAATGATTGTACCGGCACTAAAACGTTGCGGATACCACATGGAGTACGACATCACACCGGACGACACAACCCAAGGTAGTGCCTTATTTGTTTGATAAACTAGAATCATGGCACAAGAAACTGTCCCACTCAGACGATATGTAGAAATGCTAATCGGAAACGTCAAAGAGTCCGTTAAAACGGCCTACGCTTCAATGGAGAAGAGACTGGAGGGCATGAACGAGTTCCGCGACACCCTCAAAGATCAGGCGAGTAAGTTCGTGACCAGAGACGAGATGAACGCCAAATTTGAGGCACTAGACAAGCAGGTAGACGACCTCCGGATGAGTAAGGCATCACTAGACGGAAAGGCATCACAACAGGCAGTAACCACGGCACTCCTGATCAGTTTGGCGAGCATAATTCTCGGCATCATCGGAATAATAATCAACTTCGTTTAGGTACTTGATTAAACTTGATTCTCACGATTAAATGGTTATATAATTAAATAAGATTAGTAAATACAAGCACAAAATGAACGACACGGTAGGAACTTACAAAAAATTTATCGAACCGATCAAATGGGGTATCCAAACCAACACCGCCTCAAAGGAAGAACTGCTGGCCTATGTCAACCGACTAGAGAGCTTCGCCATAGGATTGGTAATCGGAGCTGAAATGGTGGGCGGAAAAGTAGGTGAGCTAGCCAAGGAAATTAACAAACTAAACAAAGCCAAGTGAAAACCAAAGCACAAATAATAGAACAAGTGATCGAAGATGCGATCAAGGTAACCATAGAAGACGAGGCACAACTGACCATGATCCGCCGGACACTATTGAAGCTAATCGACCCCAAACAAGAGCAACTGAGAGGTAAACTCCAACAGGAAATGCTCACGTACAAAGTCCGATTGGAACAGCAAAGACAAGGGATTGAGATACTGAAAGAGATGTTGGAAACGGAAGAAAAGAAGAATAATGAGTATGTTTTACCTACTGAGAAGATAGAGATAACTCATACAGGGATTTTCTAGGCATGGAGACAAAGAAATCCCCGCAAGTCGTAAAAACGCAACATAACCTATATGATACTGCTCGAAATACCACCATACGGAAAAACCTACGACCTCACCTATCCGGCGGCAAGAGAGACACTACACACTGACCTAACGAATGACGGCTTTTTCGAACTGGAGTGGGGAAAGCCATATAAAGATATTCTGTCCCAGCCAGTGGTATCGACCAAAGAGATCAACGAGTTTCTGAATAACGTCCTAGATTTTATTAAACTCAAATACGGCAAAAACAAGAAAATAGACTAATGGAAAAAATAACGATAAAAAATAGCGATGAGGTCAGAGAAAGGCAAAAGGTTGCCGCCAGAAAGTATTATCACTCAGAGAAAGGACGTGTTGCCCACAGACGTAAAAATGCTGAATACTACGAAAAGAACAAAGAAAAGAAAAAGGCAAGAATGAAGATAGCCTATTTGGTAAGGGTAGGAAAGGTTATTCCTGGGAAATGCGAAGTTGTTGGATGCAATGAGAAGACTCAACCGCATCACGATGACTACTCGCAACCACTTAAAGTAAGATGGTTTTGCAGAAATCACCATTTAGAACTGCACTACAAAAGAATATGAGTTGGTGGATTAAAAAGAAAAAACGATGCAAATGCTCCTGTCACTTCGTGCCGGTAGATGGTGTCGTGAATGAAGAGCCAAAACATTGCAAATTATGCAGTCCTCACACCAAGGTAGGAAGAGCGTTGCGACAGACCGGCCGGAGCGAGCGATCCAAGGTGATGAGAGAGATTGATGAGGTGGTAAGCCTGATCGTCCGGATCAAGGCAGATTGGACGTGCAAGAAGTGCGGTCGGTACTACGAGCCAACCATGACATTAAAAGGCGTTCTAGGACAAAAGCTGATGACGACAAGCCACTATTTTAGCCGAGGTGACATAAGCGGTCGCTGGGACTTCGACAACCTAGACGCATTTTGTATATTTTGTCATCAAGCGGTTGAAAACAAAAAAACGATTACTGTGGGGGAATTCAACTACGAACAGTACATGATCAAAAAACTCGGTGCTGAAAGGTTTGAGAGACTAAGATTGATGTGTACCCAGACCACCAAGTACAGCACCGCCGAACTCGGACTGCTCCTGATGGATTATAAAAAACAACTCAACGCACTATGCAAGAAGTAACAGAGAGACAATTACTCGAACTGACACCGTACCCAGTCAACCCCCGATCGATAACCAAAGACAAGTTTGAAGACCTAAAAAGCAAAATAAAACGATGGGGACAGCTAGGCGCGCTCCTGATCGATGGCAGAGACAACCGGACAATTCTCGGAGGAAATCACGCATTCGAAGCCATGAAAGAACTGGGAATGACCACGGCAAAAGTGGAGTACCGGACACCAAAAGACGATGCAGAGGCACTAGAACTCGTTATCGTCCACAACGAACGATACGCATCGTGGGTAGAGCAAGATCTGGCAGAATTACTTCACCAGTACAAAGATAACATCGACCTGAGTAAATACTCGATAGATTTAGGCAAAAGCACCGATGCCAACAAAATCCTAGCCCGATACGGAGAAACTGACGAAGACGAAGCCCCAGGACTCGGCGAGGGAGACTCCATCAGCAAGACCGGAGAAGTATACCAACTCGGACGACACCGCCTGATGTGTGGGGATTCTACCAACCCAGAGGACATGGCCAAGCTAATGAACGGCGAAAAAGCATCAGTCATCGTCACCGATCCACCGTACGGAGTAAGTTACGAGGGAAATCCAAACGGTAGCGACTGGGACATGATTGAGAATGACGACTTGAGAGGTGAAGCATTAAACAAATTCCTCCTCGCCGCATTTGAAAACATTTCCGAGAACAGCATCCCGAACTGTCCGGCGTACGTTTTCTACGCATCCAGTACACACATCGAGTTCCAACAAGCCCTTGAGGCGTCAGGATGGCGCGTAAGACAGCAGATCATCTGGGCAAAGCACATGGTGATAGGCAACTCCGACTACCATTGGACACACGAACCAGTCCTTTACTGCGCCAAAGGGAAAGAGAGGCCACCATTTTACGGAGACAGAACAAACCGGACAGTGATCGACACGGTCGGGTATCAAGAACTCCAGCGACTTACCAAAGAGGCCTTACTGGGCATTCTAATGAGCATCAAAAGCTGTAGTACCCTCCAAAACGTCCAGAAAGATACCCAACACTACGTCCATCCAACTCAGAAACCAGTCGGAATCATGACTCCATTTATCAAGAACTCCAGCGACTTAAATCAGATCGTCCTCGATGCGTTTGCAGGATCAGGATCGACCTTAATTGCCGCTCACCAACTCGACCGGATAGCCTACTGCATGGAGTTCTCCGGACTGTTCTGTGACGTAATCAGAAGACGGTACGCCAAGTTTATAGGAGAAGAAACAAGGTGGGAGGAGGTCACCCCAGCCGTATGATCAGGAAGACCGACAACACCTACGAGGCCGCATTCTACATGATGTTCGGAGCGATTGTGGAAAACGTGAGGACAAGTCGCCTAAACAACACCCAGGCGCACAAAAAGATGTTCCGGAACATGTGGATAATCGAGCTTTCCAACGTACCGGAGGACAAGGTGAGAGAGTGGGGATTCGGAACGGCGATGGCCAATGTGAGGGATTACGAGAGCGCAAGGAAGAAGCTAAAAAAACTGATCGTAAAGAGGCTGTACACTTGACAAAACCTTATGTAATTATATAATCAAAAGCAAATGAGCAAAGCAAAGATGGACGCATTACTTCAAGAAAAAAAGGTGATCACAACCGTGTACATAAGCGAACTGGTGAAACTGAGAGCCGACAGGTACGCCGCCAACAAACTTATGAAAAAGGGAGAACTTCAAGAAAAAGCCCTCATCGAATACATGCAAAATCATCCATGACCAAAATAGTGTTCGCTACACTCCTACTTGCGCCAATAGCATTCGAACTGGGTAGGGCATCGGTGGCGAGGACGGTAGATTGGCCAGATTACGTGAGCGCAATATCGATAATCGTCGTAGGAATCTGGGCAATAACAACAAGCAAATAAAATGGACGACAAACCAATACTCCAAGAAGAAACAAAGAAAGTCCTGATCGAAAACGGTAAGTTTGATCCGGAGATGAGTGTGCTGACCGAGGTAACCAACCTCGAGGGAATGATATTCGGACTGGACAAAGAGATCGCCAACCAAAAAGACTGGAAGAACCAAGCATACAAGGAGCGCGACCGGCTCGTGGCACTTTTGTCAAAAATCTACCCAGCGCACCTGTGTAGACACGATGAAGCCGATACCGAATGGGAAAATGACTGGAGATGGATCGTCTGCATTCACACACCGGCTGGACAAGCCACATGGCACATCAACGATACGGAACTCATTATGTTCAATCACCTCCCCAGACTCGCAAACCATTGGGACGGACACAGTACAGCAGAAAAGTACGTGAGACTCGGATCGATCAAGCGAAAACGAGTCACGCTCAAACTCCTCCAAAAACAAATCGGCATTTGACGACCACTCAAAAACAGTTGTATGATATTCTCATATGGAATTAAATCGATCTTACATTGTACCGCAGACACTCGAATTCAATTTCCCAGGCGCAGTCAAAGCTACAGCAGTCCTAACGGCAACCGCTATCGTTCTCAATAACGAAACGGTCACGATAGGAGAAACGGTTTATACATTCAAGACCACACTCACCGGAGCTGCGTTTGAAGTTTTGATCGGAGTCTCACTCGCAACCGCCCTAGACAACCTCAAGGTAGCCATTAACGCCGGAGCAGGAGAGGGAACCGTATACGGCACAGGTACTACAGCCCACCCAGACGTGACCGCCACGACCAACACGGACACCGCCCAGACCATCGAAGCCAAAGTAGCCAACCTAGCAGGAAACGACATCGTTACCACAGAAACCTCAACCGTAGCCTCTTGGGCATCCGCAACCATGACCGGAGGTGCCGGAGTCCTCACATTGACCTTACCGGTAACCGACAACGGTGGAATTTGTACAAAGATGATCACGATCACCCCAGCAGTCGCCGGAGCCGCACTCACAGCAGACATCGAATTGCTTGACGAAGACGGCAGACAGATCATCCTCGTAAACGACCAGGCAGAATCAACCTCCACACCTACTGCCATAGGTTTCATAATCGCGCCAACTGATACCATCAAGGTGACATACTCCGCCATCCCTGGCGCAGATTCCCAGATCGCCGTCCTCTTGAGGTAAACTGATTGGAAGTTAATAACTATAGCTCCGAAATGGAACACCTATGGTCGAAGATGCACAAATCGCTGAAGTAAAACCCCAAAACGTAGAAATCGAGAAACAAAAACGTCGAGAGAGCGTCCAGTTTGTAAAATGGACAAAACTTTTCATGCTTAAAACAATCGATGGTCAGGTGAATACTTTGTACGGAAACGCCACCAAATGCGCCCTAGCGACCTATGGTGCCAAAAAATATGCTACAGCCGCCCAGATCGGATACCTGAACTACAAGAAGCTCAAGGGCATGAAAGAGTACATCCTCGACAATGAGGGATATGGACTTGCAGACCTGATGAAAATAGGACTGGCCAAAGTGCTGAAAGGAAACTACCAAGACTGGGAAAGCTTCATGATCCAGATGGGACACCTACAACCTCAACCCAAGGTGGGAGTAGCCATCCAAAACAACTTCAATATGGCTGATTTACAGACCGCAGTCGCTCAATCACGCAAGGAAAGAGGGTTGCAATAATTAAATAATGAGTGATAATTAAATAAGAATATGCCGAAAAAAAAGGTAGAAAATATCAACGAGAACGCCGCACTTGCGATGACTGATTTGACACTTGCATTGGTACAGGCAAGACAACAGTTGGAGAGAATGAGAGACATCACCCAAAAAGGAAACGGAGCCAGAGAAATATCCATAGCTTTGATGAAAGTAGAAGAAGCCGAAATGTGGCTAGGTAGAGCCGTGACAACTTTGATAATCTTAAAAGACAACCAAGATGGTAGGTCAGTATCCAACGGAACTCATAAGCCGTAAACAAGGTGCGACTCCTTGATCTTGGAACTTGGGGGGACATGGTGCAGGAGCGTATACCTGAGAGGTTCGAATCCTTTGCCCTCCACACAAGCCGAGGCTCGCAGGAATGCCGTACACACGACAGGTGAAAGGCCTGAGGTGGCTGAAAAGCCCGAAAGAGCAACCTGCAACCCGAAAGTAAAATCGGCGTTATTGGGAGAGTAGCTAAGAGGTAAAAGCAGTGCGCTATCGAGCAGTCGTGCGCACCAAGCGTGGGTTCGATCCCCACCTCCCCCATTGCGACAGCGCAATCTATGGACTGACACTACCTAGAGTGGGCTGTCTGCGAGAGTAGCTCAGTCGGTTAGAGCGAGTGTTTTCCAAACACTAGGTCACCAGTTCGATTCTGGTCTCTCGCTCCATGTCATACGATGGAGAGAAACACTACTGTGCCAAATGTAAACGCCAACACCGTGAGTGGGGGTGGATTAAACATAACGAAAAATTCTATTGCCGGAAATATATGTGGTGCGCCGGATGCCAAAAGATACACGAATCGACCCCGTATGCCAGGACAATGACCAACCCCGAGACAAAAGAAACCGAGTGGTACTGCCAGAAGTGGGCTAGACCAAAAATAGCAACACCAGAAGAGAGAGCCAAGGATATGTCGCCGGAAGAAGTGATGAGTGGTGTCCACATGGGCATGGACAGAGTAAAAGCGATGGGAACCGACTCCGAGGACTACCACGTTGAACAAGCAAGGCAAAAAGAGTTCATTGATGAAGCCTTGGAAAGCATATGAGATTCTCAGAGCTGACATCAGAAGCCGACCTGATGGTATGCGCCCACGAAGACCCACGGTTCATAATTGAGTCGGGATTCTGGGTCATAAACAAAGAAAAAGACATCGTCCCATTCGTTTTCAATGAGGTGCAAAACATGTTCTATGACGAGCGAAGCTCACGTGACGACATCCTCAAAGCCAGTCAGCTCGGACTATCAACCGAAATCCTAGCGATCCTCACGGTCAAATTTCTGCTCGTGCCGCATTGTTGGAGCGTTTCAATCAGTCATGAAGCCGAAGCCACTGGCCGGTTGTTCGAAAAGGTGAAGTTTTTCCTAGCTCATTTACCGCCTTGGCTACAGCGATACTACATCCCAGGAGAAGAGAACAGCAAAAGCATCTCAAATCTTTACTGGTCAGGGGGGACGGAAACCGGCGGATCAAAGTTTTACATCGGGACTGCCGGAGCAATAGCATTCGGTCGAGGTGACACAATCCACTACGCTCACCTGTCCGAAACAAGTCGCTGGAGAGATGATGGATCAATAGAAACCGGTATCATCCGCGCGGTACCTCTAAATGATCCACACACATGGATCGTCAAAGAAACCACAGCCAACGGTCAAGGAAACCATCACCATCAGGAGTGGGTTCGTGAACAGACCCCAGGGCAGAGTGCATTCAAGCCACACTTTATAGCATGGTTTGAGAACCCCGAATACGACCTGCCAGGACAACCAATCGAAGAGGGTACAATGGATGAAGAGGAGCAACACTTGGTCGCCCAACACCCAGAGGTGACCATGACCAAACTCGCATGGAGGAGATTACAAATCAGCACGCTAACGAGCGAAAAGGGCAGAAGCCCAGAAGAAATGTTTAAGCAAGAGTTCCCATCCGATCCAGCCGAAGCGTTCCTGTTTTCAGGAGATCCGGTATTCCCAGTCACGAAGATTCAAAACTACAAAGACAAGGCTCGCAAGCCACTATTCAGAGGCAAGATACTCGGAGTGGTTCCAAACGAGAAACTGGATGAGGACAAACACGGCAACCTAAAGATTTTCGAGACACCAACACCGGAAGATCGCTACATCATATTCGGCGACACAGCCCAGTTCAACGACCGATGCTCGGCTTGTGTAGTAAACCAGAGGACATGGAAGACGGCGGCGGTATTCAACGGAGTCCTGAAAGCCCACCAATTTGCAAGCGAACTAAATAAAATCGGATATTTTTTCAACAAAGCATTGATTGCAGTCGAGGTAAATAACATGGGACAAAGCACAATCGACAAACTGGTAGACCTCGGATACCCCAACCTTTACATGCGCCAGAGGATGGACAAGAAAACAAAGGAGGTAACAGACGAATACGGATGGTACACTACCCAGAAAACCAAATCACTGATCATCGGCCACATGCAAGAGTTGCTCCGCAATGAAGAGATTGACCTACCGGATGGAGACACCCTAGACGAATTCCTCGTGTTTGTGAGGCATCCAGACGGCACGATGGGGGCTTCAAAGGGAAGTTATGACGACCGAGTCATTGCAACTTGCGGCGCATATTATATACTGAAGTTGAATCCCATCGCATCAAGTGCGGTCAGCAAGAGCAAACGTCCGGTGAACAAAGCCAGCAAATTTAAGAAATTCAGAAGTGCCGGAAGACGGAATAAATAGTAAGCGTTATAATGAAATAAAGACTATGACTGACGAATCAAAATTCAACGATGATATAGCACAAGACGCTAAAAGGTTCTACCAAGCATCGGCCACCTACTGTGCGCCATACTTCGATCGCTTCCTAGACAACTACAAGCACTATTTTTTGAGAATAATCGATGAGGCCGTGGAAGCGGATGAGTCCGCATACCCATTTTACAGCCAGATCATGCTTCCGATTTCCTACCAAGTGGTAGAGACAATCCTGCCGAGAATGTTCAGTAGGATGCCAGGATTCAGCATCAAGACTGATGCCCAAAATGACGAGAGGGATGAGTTGGCCATCAAAGAGCTGATCAAGTACCAGATGAACCATCCTCACTTGATCGATGACCCAATTTTCTTACGAATGTCGACAGCCTTAAAAGAAGAGTTCATCACCGGCAATGCCTGGGGAATGGTACCGTGGTATCAAAAATGGGCGGAGGTTGAAGAGTGGCTCCCATACAGCCCTGAAATGGGACTCGCACCGGCTCCGGACAATGAGCCAATCATCCGAGAGATGGGGCTGACCCCTCGCTGGATGCTCGTCAAGACCAAGAAGAAAGTAATCGACTGCCCAGTATTCCAACACAAATCAATCTTCCACGTGTTCCCAGATGCCAAAAAGAAGAGAGTCGGCGACATGAGTAGAGCCATCATAGAAGACAGCATGACGATGGACGAGGTAATGGACATCGTCAATCAGAGTCCCAAAGACTTCCAAAACATTGATGAGCTTAAATCGATGGCACACGAGAAAGAATACTGGACAGGTGGCGGAAGTGATGCTACCAACTACGACAACGAACTCGCCGGTATATTCGGATCGGAAGACAATACCTATAAAGAAAAATCCAAGAGCGATGGTCAATTCAAGGTCTGGTACATTCCCGAAAGAGACAGAATGTCGATCGTCATCAACGAGAAACTCACTATCCGATCAGGAGCCAACCCCAACGGTGACGGCAGACTAGGACTGTTCCTGATGAAAGACATCCCAGTACCACACGAACTGTATGCCTGGGGCGAGCCAGACCCAATCAAACGCCTCGAGGACGGCATGTCAGACCAGTTCAACATGAGGAACGATGCAGTATTCCATGACCTATTGAGAATGTACCAAGTCAACACCAAAGCCCTAGTGGACGGCGAAGATTTTATCCCAGAGCCAGGAGTAGTCGTGAAGACAACCGAAAAAGATGCGATCCAACCAATCGACATGGGATCGGTCAAATCGTCCGCATACCGCGAGTATGACGAATGGGAGCAGATAATCCAAAACACATCCGGAGCCAGTGACTACGCCACAGGGCAGGCCAATGCAGGTATGAACCCAACAGCCGGAGGTGTAGATGCCCTCCAGCAAGCCGCCAACGCCAGGTTCCAATACAAACTTCAGCTATTCGAAAACCTAGGACTGAATGCGATGGGAACCATGTACGTCAACCGCAACATCAGATTCTACGATGCTGACCAGACAGTCCCGACCGACAAAGGTAAGATGACAGTATATGCAGAGCAATTACGCAGACTCAAAGGCAACGTCATGTTCATGGTAGAGTCCGGAAGTACCGAAGCCGCCAGTACCACAAAAGAGATTCAGAAATGGGACACGGTGACAGGATTGGTAAGCAAGAACGCCGCTCCATTTGAAAACCTGACAATGAAGTCCAAAGACCTGATTGCCAAAAAGGTACTCGGCAGTATCGGAGTACAGGAGACAGAAGAGATCGTCCAACACGAACAACCTCAACCAGTCGCACCGGCAAATCCATTGATGCCCGAAGTCCCAGGCGTAACGCCAGTACAACCAGAATTAACAACAGCAGTACCAAATGAACAACCCAACGCGCCAGTTCTACCAGCGACTAATACGATCCAATAAGCCAACGCCGGATCAGATTCTCCAGATAATCTCAACCGGAGAGGACTTCAAAAACATGACCAAAAGTCGTGCGTGGAGAAAGGTTGTGGAGTGGATCGAGACAATGGACAAAGGTGGAAGCGAGTACCTACATGGAGAAGTCCGAAACGTCAGCACCCTAGGATTATTCAGTATATTTAATACGTTTATTAAGTTCCTATTTGTGTCGGCGGAGATGAGAGCATTCAAAAAGCTCATGGCATTCGTCAACACAACTATCCAGAAAGGAGAACAGGAAAATGCCAAACTTCAGGCCAGAAAAGACAAGGACAGCGAAAAATAACGACGTACCACAGGATCAAATCCCCGAAGACACAAAGCCGGAGATGCCCAATGCGTGGGACGTTCTCGCCGAAAGAAAGAAAAAAGGATTGTGGAATGGAGAGGTGACCACTCACAAGGTAAAGAGGTACAAACTGAACAAAGGCGCGCACTACTACGTCATTGAAGATTACCGGAGTGGATCGGTCAAGTGTATTTCCTGTCCGGTGTCCCACGGAGGCATTCTCGAAAACCACATGCTCACAAGGTACGAGGTAAAGGATGGGGTAATCTACCTAGACGGAGTCGCCAGGAACAAAACACCGAAAGGGTTTGACAATGACGAAAAGAAGAGTTAGCATTATTTAAGTTATTAGCCCTAAAGAAAGGATACCTAATATGGAACCAAATAAAAGTACACCAGCAGAAACCTACGACCCAGCGACCGGATTAACAAACGTAGACGAGTCAAGTTTCGAAATCCCAGAGGATGCAGAAGACGATGGAGGCGAGTCAGCCCCCGACAATAACACGCCAGCAACCCCTACCGACCCAACTACTCCCGATCCAAACGAGCCAGAAGACCCCAACAAACAGCCTGAAAAGCCGACAGAACCTGCCAAACCGGCGGAACCAGTCCTATTGGCCGGAAAGTATTCAACCGAACAAGAACTCAAAAACGCATTCGTCCAACTCGGAGGCGACCCAAGCAAGTTTGACAGTGTAGAAAAGCTCGAACAGGCATATGAAGTACGACAAGCAGAATTCACCAGAGTAAGACAAGAGCAAAACGAAGCCCGAAGAATCAATGAAGAGGTAGATAAAAAAGAAAAGCAAAACGAAGTATTATCGGAGGAAAACCTTAATGCAATGATGGAAAAAGTCCCATGGGACAAAATAACCGATGCCAAACAAATGTTTGTAGAGATGGCTAAGGTGCTTATAGCCAACCTACCAGCCAATCAGATGCCCTCAGAGCAGGAGTTGGTCGCTAGGATGACACCTATGATCCAAGAGAGAGAAGCCAAATTGACAGAGCTACACGACCTTGAAACCAAAGTGCCAAGACTCAAGAGCGATCCATCATTCCGAAAAGCATTCGCCTATCATGTTAAAGGTGAACAGGATGAGGGAACATACAAAGGCATTGGTCAATCCATGAAGAACTTCCTAAAATTCAATCAAGGGATAGTCGATGAAGTAGGTAAATCATTCACAGACAACAACGCCGCCAAAAATAATGCCGGAGCAACAACCCCTCCAGATGGTGGAGCCAACATGGGAGGCGCACCAAAACCGAGTGAAGATGACGACATCCTGGGAGGAATAATTGGTGCCTACGAAGAACACACGAACAAGTTTAGTGGCAAATGACCCCACTTGACAAGCAGTTTCGAACGGCTTACTATTTAATCAGCTAGTAGAAAAATCGCATATCCTGTATATAAACGGCACACAAGCTGTTATTAAAAGACATATACAAAAAAGGATATGATCCAAGCAATTCGATCCACAGGAAACGTTTTAGCAGTCCGCCGTGTCGTTGACATGAGCGAAAAAATCAGTGTTCTCGAACCTGATTCCGCGCCATTGACTCAACTCACCAAAAAAATGGGCAAGAAAGTTGCCATCAATCCAGACTTCAAATGGATGGAAGAAGAATCCCTAGTTAGAACCGCCTCCCCAGCCGCAACCTACACCGCCGGTGTAACCCAGATTTCAGTCGGTAGTGGCACAGGTGTCAGATTCCGCGTTGGTGATGTCGTCAAAGTCGTTGAATCCGGTGAGCAGATGCTCGTTACCGCAGTAGCAACCGACTTGCTCGATGTCAGTAAAGGCTACGGTACCACAAGTTCCGCCGCCATCCCCTCAGCCGACACCCTCTTAATCATCGGTAACTCCAACCAAGAGTTCGCTACCAAGCGCGCTATCCTAGGTGGAGATCAAGTTGCGAAGACCAACTATTGCCAAATCATCCGTACCCCATTCGGTATTTCAAGAACTGCTGACAACTCAGAGTTCTACGGTGGAGGAGACAAAAAGCACCAGAGAATGATGCAGTTAATCGAACACCAGAAAGACATCGAACGCACATTCTGGTTCGGTGAACCCAAAGAGGACACCACAGGAACTCACCCACGCAGACTGACTGGTGGAGTTGACTACTGGACATCCACAAACTCCAAAGATGCCGGTGGCACTTTGACCGAGCTTGAGTTCGAAGAATTTGTCCGAGGCGGATTCCGCTACGGAGGTAAGACCAAATGGTTGTTCGCCGCTCCTCTCATCATCTCAGCCATCAACTTCTGGGCAGGTGCCAAGTTGATCACGAGTCAAAAGGACAAAACCTACGGAATCGCCGTTAGCCAATACCTAACCGCATTTGGAATGCTCAACATCGTTAATATGAACAACTTCTCCGAAACCACGACCACAGCAGGTGAAGCTTTCATGATTGACCCTGAACAGCTCAAATACCGCTTCCTCGCTAACTCCGACACCAAGTTGAAGACCAACATCCAAGACAACAGTGCCGATGGAGAAGAAGACGAGTACATCTCCGAAGTAGGTCTTGAATTCAGAAACGAGAAAAAGGGTTCCATGCTCTACGGAGCCACCAGTTACTCAGCCTAAAGTAGATGAGTAAATCTAACTCAAAGAAAAACACTCAACCGGCCGTAGAGCCGGTTGAGGCGGTGAGTAAGCAAGACAAACCTACCGTTAGTAAAAAGAAAGTCAAAGTCGGCCTACTCGGTGTTTCATCCGGAGGTGCCGCAATTTTCTCACCAGGAAGCCATCCTAGAGCCATCAGACAGGCATTGATTGACGAAGCAAAGAAGACAGAACTTGAATCCCCAGAGAAAAAGATTTAGTATTAAGTTATTAACAAGTACAATAAAGAAAAAATGATCTTCATATCCAAAAAACACTCAGCATTGAACCTCGTTCTAGACCCGAAAACGTTCCAGGTGACGAATGGTAGAACAATTATGACCGGCTTAAATGGTGACTTCCCTGTCGGAATGTCCGTCCAGTTTGCCAACAAAATCTACGAAACCAACGATCCAAAGATCATCAAGGCACTAAAGAACCACCCACGCTACGGAGTAACCTTTTTCAGCGAGGAACTAGCTAAGGAAAAAGAAACCGGAGAAGTCGAAATCAATGCCCAAGCAGTCGCTGAGGTTGAAGAGAAAAACGCATTAGTTGAGGACATCGCATCCCAATGTGAATGGTGCGGATTCAAAGCCGCGACCAAATCAGGCTTACAACTTCATCAGAAAGCCTGTCCCAAAAAACCAAAGTAGTTTATACTGGTGATAGAACATCCTGAAGACAGCGCATAAATGCAAGCTTAATATTTAAGATAAATAACAATTATGGCTCACACAGGATCATGGGGAACACCAGATTGGGGACTAACAGAATTAGCCGCCAAAGGGATTTCTAAAGTAATCAGTCCATTTACCGGAGGAGGTACTCCGTTGACCGCACAAGGCGGTTCTGATTTGATGCCAGGAGGCGCACCAGCAACCCAATTAGTTGGTGCTCCGTCATCCACAGCCCCATCATCGACAGCCCCGTCTTCCTCGATCAACTACAGTCCAGCTCCAGCAGTCAAAGGGGCTAACACGACAGTAAAGACCGGAACGACCCCATCAGGAACTACCACTAACCAAAATCCCACAGTTGATCCTAATCAATCCATAAATGATGCTCAAAAATCGCAAGAGGAAGCCGCTAAACAGGCCGCAGAAGCCAAGCGACAAGCCGCTATGAGAGCTTACCAAGGGAAAGTGTCAGAAGCCAACCTAGCCAAAGAGAGTGCCTCCGGACAATACGACTGGATCGTAGATACGCTCGGATCAAATAAAAAAGATGCCTTAGACCAGATCGCCTTAAATGAGACAGAGGGACTCTCCACATTTGGACAGCAAGAAGAAAAGACCAAAGTCCAATACGACACCGCTCGTCAAGAAATCCTATCCACATACCGCGACCTAACCAGAGAGCAGGAGAAGATTTTGAGAGGATCAGGAAATCAATCATCCTCGAGAAGTCAGGAAGCCGCCCTCCGCTTGAATAACCTCATGGGTAAAGACCTTGCCGGAGTAAGTACTAATGAAGCCGACTCCCTCGCCATGATCGGAAATGCCATCACAAGTCTTAAATCGAAAACAGTCTTGGCCAAGAATCAAGTTGAAACCGAAACCAAATCCAAACTCGACAAAGCCGCCCTTGACTACGACACGCAGGTAAAAGCCATCGACAACAACCTACAGTTATCCGGAAATGAAAGAGAAGATGCCTACGCCGAAGCCGAAGCACAACTAGCTCAAGACACGGCTAACATCAAATCATGGGCAACCGGACTCAAACTACAGGCCGAACAAACGGCCGCCAAAACCAAAGACATGCTCGATGCCTACATCGTCGACATGACCGACTCCAAAGGATTGCTAGACACAGACCTCACGACCAAGAAAGATGCCACCAATAAACTGCTCTCATCGGCAGGATACACTCCTTTAGTAGAAAATCCATCGATCACCGACCCGATCTCCGGAGTCTACCAAAAAGTGACCCAGAAGTATAAAACGAAAGCAGAACTGGATGCCGCCCTCTCAAGTGGAGAAATTGCTCCCCTTGAATACAACAAAGAGTTGGCTACCATCCAAAATGCAGGTGGAGCCGCTCCCCAAGATCAAGTCCTAGCCTCCTCGCAACGCGATCCCCTGATGTCCGCACTTTTCGCTTAATATAAAAGCGTTTATACTTAGGTTATGGATGATCTACTCAAAAAAATATTGGGCATTGGGTCAAATGCAGTAAGTTTCGCAAAAAAGAAAGCAAAGGACTTAACTGACACACTCCTCTACACCAAACCAACTCCTCAGGGTAATTCTGTTGCCGATACATTCAACTATTTCAAAAACAACGCCGATTTACTCAATCCTTTGAGTCAGCGATCGATGCAACGAGGCGCAGACTCCGCAGACGTACTAGCTAAGAGCCAGTCAAAGCCTATCCAATTCTTTGGTAATATGGGCGGAAACACGATCAAAATAGGTAAGTCAGGCATCAATAAAATGGTGCAGGGTGGTAAAGCACTCGGTACCGGACTCATTCAAGCACCAGTATTAGCCGCCACACAAGGCAAGGTAAACATCCCATTCTACAGTGACCCAGAGCTGATGAAGCTTAGTGGAGACAACTTTGTCCAAAGATTTATGCGATCAAGTGCCAAAGTCCTACCGGACGTGGTCAAGGGAGTGTTTGGAACCGGACAAATTGCTACAACAATCAATCCGGTTAGCCAAGGTGTAAATGCAGTAGCATCGTCACCGGTGAAGATCGGAAGACCAGGCCTCATAAGTCCAGACCCAAACATAAACACCAATGATGATCTAGTTAGAAGAATCGCCGCCGGATACATCAAAGGCGTGTCAGGAAGTGATGAAGTAGCCACCAACGTCCCCAGTAAAGAGATGGACATTGCCGGAATTAAGTTTGATCCAGCTAAAATAGCAGGAGAGATGGTCGGATTTGTGAACAATCCAACATGGAAAACAATATTCCCAGGAACGTCAAAGCTTCTCGATTTGCCTCAAACAAGCAGTAAAGTGGCCAATTTTGTCATAGGAAGAATCATGAAAGGCGGAGCTGAGGGAACGATCCAGGCTATAGCCAACATGAACGATCAAATGACCCGTGACCAAAAAATCAATGAGTTGGCCAGTCAAGTTGCATTCGGTGCCGTTTCCGAACTAGGAACCGATGCCGCCATGAAAGGTGCCGGAAGTATCAAAGGAAAGGCTGAAAGATGGATCAGATCGCTCTTAAACGACTATCAGAGTGCGCCCCCAGAAATAAAGCAAGAGATGGACAACATGATGAAAGCAATCGGCTCAAACCAGTACCAGACAAAATACAAGCCAAATGTAGTAGAGGAACCAGTATTGGCCGCCGGTGGAAGTGTGATGCCCAAAGGAGACTCACCAATGGTTGACGTAGGTGGAAACAAACTCGTCCGAAAAGACTACCTACCTAAATACCGTGAGTACCTTGAGAAATCAGCTCAAGTAGCCCCTGGAGCATTTGCCGGAATCCAAATAAACAAAGACGAGAACGGAAACATTACCGGAGTCGGATTTAATCCAAATACCGCCGGAATGGGACTCATGGCCGCCGGATACCTCACAACAGCGAAAAATAAAGCCGCCATCATGGATGTGATTATAAAAGCCACAGATGAGGGAAAGATGAACGCCGAGTTGAAAAACCTTATCGAAACCAACATTAAAAACTCCATCGATCAGTTGGACATAAACCCCAAAGAAGCCCTTGATAATTTGAAAGGCCTTCGAGCCGCCATCAACCAATCAGCATTCGATACATCCGGACTGACAAAAAGTGACGGATTGTACAACGCCAAACTGATGGATGCCATTCGTCAAGACCCAGAGATGGGAACATTGGTCAGGGAATTAGAGAGTTATTTGCCAAAAATTGACGAGATTTTACAAGGTAAAGCAGATTTGACCGCAAAAATTGAACCTACTGCTGACCTTAATGCCCCTAAAACGGCTCTTGAAACACCGATAGCACCAGATATACCCAAAACTGACATTACAGCAGAAGTACCACAAGCCGGACAGCCCAAAACCGCCCAAGAAATAATCACCGAGGTAACAACACCAAAAGTAGAACCGACATTACCAGAGGGTGTATCAAAACCAAAACGAAGAACCGCTCAAGAGATAATTGCCCAAGCAAGTGGACAAACACCAGTAACACCAAAGACTCCGACAACCGATGTGGAGAAACTCCTCGGATTTACCAAGTCCGTCAAAGAAGCCCCGATAGTAGCACCGGAGACAAAAGCCAAGGTCAACGGAACGTACACAGTCAAACCAAACACTAAACTCATGGGAGAAGCGAAAGCCCTCCTAGAAAATGGAGCCAGCATCGACTTCAAAAACGTAGCAGACCTCGACCAAAAAGTCGCCGCGACAATTCAGGAAGCTATCAACCTAGACAAAGCCGGTAAACACGATGCCGCCGCCAACCTATACAACAACTTAGCCGAACATGGAAAAGAGCTAGGACGTGCTGTCCAAGCCTACTCGATGATCGATAAGATGAGTCCTCAAGCGATCGCCCTGAGTGTTGCCGCCAAAATCAAGAACTACAACATTAACGCCATGAAGAAGATTCCAGAGTTGACCGGAGAGCAAACAAAACTGATCACCAAACTGGTAGACCAAGCCGACAAACTCAAAGGACGAGAGAAAAATATCGCCCTGAATAAGCTCCAACAGACACTAAACAGTTTCATCCCATCGTCACTCGCCGACAAAGCCATTACAGTGTGGAAAGCCGGATTACTCACCTCACTCAGAACCCATGAGAGAAACCTACTAGGTAATGCAATCATGAGTGCCTCAGAAATAGCCAAAGACCCAGTAGCGGCCATATTTGACCAACTAATGTCATTCAGGACAGGTCAACGCACAATGACGCCAACGTTGAGAGGTCTGGCATCCGGAGCCGTCAAAGGTACCAAAGCAATGGTAGACGTGGTGCGATACGGATTTGACCCAGAAGAGTCAATAAACAAATTCGACATCAAACAAATCACCTGGGGAAATAACCCAGTAGAGAAATTCCTCAAAGGAGCTACAGAGGCAGTCTTCAGACCACTATCCGGTGAGGATAAGATTTTCTGGCACGCCGCCTACGCTCGATCGTTGTACGACACCGCCGGAGCCGCCGCTATAAACGCCGGAAGACAGGGTGACAGAAAGTTCATCGAAAAATTGGTCAAAAAACCAACTGAGGACATGCTTAAAACAGCCTTAAATGATGCCAACTACGCCACATTCCATGACAAGAACGTACTCAACGAAGTCGCCAACTCAATCAAGAGAGCCGCTTCAAACCCCAAATTAAAAGCTGGAGCCGAAGTGGGCAAGGTGGTAACCGAAGTCCTCGCACCATTTACCGGAGTTCCATCATCGATCGCAGAAAAGACAATCGCGTATTCCCCGATCGGATTGATTAAAGGAGCCATGAAAGCAGGAAAAGTAGTTGTGAGCAACGTCCCCGAACTACAACGCCAAGCCGCACAGGAAATAGGCAGAGGAGTCGTAGGATCGGGACTGTTCGGACTCGGAGCATACCTAATGAGCCAAGGATTGATGACTGGACAGCCCAAAGATGCCAAAGAAGCTGATTTATGGGCGGCACAAGGAAAGATGGCAAATTCAGTCCTTGTGGGTGGAAAATGGAGATCAGTAAATTCTATTGGTCCTCAAAACCTAGTCATGCTCGCCGGAGCCAAATACAACGAAGCGATGGGTAAAGAGGGAACCACAATAGAGAAAGCCGGAGCATACGCCGGAGGGCTCGCCAAAGACCAGCTCAGTCAAACATTCCTAGCCGGTGTCCAACAGCCACTCAATGCCATCACAGACCCAGCTAGATATGGCAAGAGCTATATCGGCAATCAAGTAGCATCCGTAATCCCGAACATCGTCAAAGACACAGCCAAAGCCGGTGATGCTTCACAGCGCGAGAACAACTCCACAATGGACTACGTCACCAACTCGCTACCAGGATTGAGAAACAACAATATCGAAAAACGAGATGTCCTTGGTAATCCAATGAAGCAAGAACCAACCGGAGCCGCCGCATTCTTTGACCTATTCAACTCGAAGACACCAATAAGCAATACGGTCACAGATGAACTAGGCCGCCTGAACGAAGCAGGACACAACGTAGTGCCGAGTAAACTCCAAAAGGATCAAACCATCCAAGGTGACAAATTGAAGCTCACACCGGAGCAACTAAACACCCTCGAGGCTAAAACCGGAGAAGAATTGTCAATGGAGATGGAAGCCCTGTTCAACTCAACCGAATACCAAGATTTACCTGACTCCGACAAGGCAGATGCCGTCACCTCACTAATATCCAAAGTGAGAAAGCAAGTGAGAGCCAACGTAGACCTGAGTGGAGACACAACACAATTGGCCGAGGTCAAAGGAGCATCAACAACCGATGGTAAGAAATATCGGATTATAAACAAAGAAACTGGTAATGTCAGCTTTATTGACCTCACCTCAGCAGTAAAAGTACCTACCCTTACCGGAAACAAAGAACTCGACAAAAAACTCAAATCGTCCTACGTTTCAGATCTGACTACTAGGACAAACAACATTGTAAAAGTTTACGAAGATGGCCAAATTACAGCCGAGGAAGCCGAGAAACTACTTAACGAGGTAAAAAATCTAAAATCAAAAGCCGGAAGTGGATCGGGAATGACCTCCAAACAAAAACTCGCTCTCAAAAACAAAATTGAAAGTGCCTACGATTCGATAGCCAAAGGACTTGCCAAACCTCCAAAATTATCGACAATAAAGAATCCCAAGACAGGCAAAGAGATCACATTCAACTTCAAACAAGCGACACCGGATGTAAGCATCTCAACCCCAAATAACAAGGTTGATGTCCAAGGTCTGATCGATACATTGAAGAAAAAACAGACTAGTACTAAAGAAGAGCGCGACAGAGTACTGAACATGGTAAAAGGTGGCGGATCAGGAAGCGGATTAAAATTGTCAGCCTCATCATTTAGAGGGGCTTGAAATCTTATGTAATAGGAAATAAACTGTAGTTATGGATAAAAATGCACACACGTTCGAAAAGAATATTTTGATCGGAATCCCAGCACTCGACTCCCTAAAGATAGAAACCACGACCTCCCTAGTGGCTACCATAGCCCAACTGGACATGAAGTACGATGCAAAGATGCTGATTCGGAAAGCTTCCCTGATTCACGACTCACGAAACAAAATAGCCCAACAAGCCATTGATGAGGGATTTGACTACCTAATGTTCATCGACAGCGACATGAAGTTCCCAGGAGATGCCTTGAACAGACTAATGAGTCTTAACCTAGACGTTGTTGGTGGTCTGTACTACCGCAAACAACCACCCCACGCGCCAGTGATCGCTCAAAAGATGGGCAAAACACTTACAATTCCAAGACTGTGGCCAAAAACTAAACCATTCGAAGTATTCTCAGTCGCCACCGGATTTATGCTGATCAATACCAAAGTCCTAAAAGCGATCAAACCTCCATATTTCTTCTACGGCAAATACCACGATATGGACATGGGAGAGGATGTGTACTTCTGCCATAAAGCCCAACAAGCAGGATTCAAGGTGTGGTGTGACCCCACGATCGACCTAAAACACATCGGCGAGTACGAGTACGATGCCAAAGACTATGAAGCCTATGCAAAAGATCGTCCGGAGCAAGACGTTGACGAAATTTGGAACCCAGAAATATGATAGACCAAGCGGAAAGAGCCAAACAAATACTAAATGACCTCGTTGAGTACCATCAAATGCCAGTGGAACTCGTCAAAGAGAGGTGCAAGGCCGCCGTATACGAACTAGCGTGGATCTGGGGAAAACAGCACAAGGAACTCAACCACGAAGAGGTGATGAGATTCTACCGAGAAACAGACTGGTATCAATTCGACCTGACCAAATACCAAAGTATGATCACGCCATTAGTTGATTTAATGGTGGACATGGCCGACTCGTATGGAATCAAAAAGGTGCTTGATTTTGGAGGAGGGATCGGAGAATACAGCATCAGACTGGCCAAAGAGGCAGACTGTGATGTGACATACCTCGACCTTGAGGGAAGCGAAACTATGAAATACGCCGAGTGGAGATTCAAAAAACATGAGGCTAAAGTAAAGGTTGTAGGCGAGAACTACGAATGGACAGGTGACAATTGGGACGGAGTTGTTATAATGGACGTACTAGAGCATTTAGAAAAGCCTGAATACGAAAGAGTAATAAAGGCTCTGGAAGAGAAAGCACGGTACATATTCTGCAATCCGGAAGATGTCCGCTTCAATGTTTTCTTTCCACAGCACATCACGAAGATTAAACTAGAGGGATTCGTCCAAGTCGAAGCGAATCTTTATTATAATAAACGACTCGCAAAAAAAGCATAATCGCACAATCATAGTACTTAGCTAAAAAATACTATGTCGGTTACGCTACAAAACGGATGCGGTGACCTCTCAAGAGAATTAGGAGAGGCAACTCCAAACGTCACTACTCCCAGATTGAATCATTACAATGATGCGGTAATAGACTTCGCCAACGAGCGTAAGTTCCCATTTTTGATCAAAGAAAATGCCACTATCACGACTGACGGAAACGCTCTAAACCGATACAGCATCTCCGCGATCACAGATATTCGTCAACCAGGAGGCATCAAAGAAATCACCCTCGGGACATCAACAGAGCCAATACTACCAATTGACTGGAGTAAAAGGAATGATGCCCAGTACGTGAGTGGAAATTTTTTCTACATCACGCCGGACGAGCTTTATATCGTTTTCACCAAGACCGTGACTACCGGCCAATTGATCCACATGTGGTACTACTACATCCCAGCCAGGACAACGGATTTAGCAGGTACATTCCCGATCCCAGATCGATATAGAAAGGTTGTGGCGACCCTGGCGGCCGCGTACGTGCAATGGGGAAGATACCTCGATGGCCAAGGGAATAGGTTGTTTAATCTTTACAATAAACGCCTTGCCGGAGTAGTTGATCAACAGTCTGAGGAAAACACCGGAAACCCAAAAAGAATTCAACATTACCTCAAATACGTAGGGTTTAAGCGTAAATATCCTTAAAAATAAATGATTCCATACACACCACTCACAGGAGGTCAAAATTTACCCAACAAAGGATGGGCGTTTGATGGTTTTAACTCCGGAGTCAACACGTACTCCCTGGCAACCGAATTGAGAGGTACAGAACTGGCAAGTATGATCAACGGTGAACTTTTTGGAAAAAGATCAATCAGACCAAGAAGAGGCGGAGTACAGCTGGGAAACCCAGTCGGAGGAGCGCACGTGGATGGCCTATTCCCATTCAAAAACGGAATCACAGTCAACAAGATGCTCGCCATTTCAAACGGAGTCCTCAGAGACTACAACTCCGCCACAAGTGCATGGGACTCGGTAGCAGGAGCCACATTCACAGTCGACCTACGTACCAGAGGCGTAAAAATGAGGTCAGCAATATATTTTGGAAACGGAACCGATGATTTTACGAAGTACACCAGCACATCAGGACTACAAAGATTTACCGCAGTAGCCGCACCGGCAGGACTATCCGTCACTCCGGTAGGGACACCAGGAACCGCCGAGTACACCTATACGGTGACTACGGTCACAGCTAAAGGACAATCACTTCCAGCCACCGAAGTCGCCATCGCAAACGGAAACCTTGTTCTCGATACCACCAATAAAAACAGCGTGGCGTTCACACGTAGGACAGAATCCCAAGTAATCGGATACAACATTTACGGAAGAAATAAAACCGGAACCGGAGTCACCCTCATGAAGTATATTGACCAACCGGCATCCGGAACGACAATCACCTGGGTTGATGACGGAACCGTCACCCCCCAAGTTTGGCTACCACCAGATGGAGACAGCACCGATGGTATCGTGGTAGAGGTCTGGGAGCAGTTGAGAGGCTCCCTAGTGGGCGCAGGTGACCCATCATCGAGGGATAGACTGTATTATTCCGGAACCGGCGACAAATACGAATCATTCAGCCCCGTACACAATGGAGGTTGGGTCGATGTGAGAGCCGGAGACAATGACGGAGGAATAAGTGGCTTAGCCCCATTTGAAAGCAAAATCATTGTTTGTAAACAAAACTCAGTTCATCAATTCTATTTCAGCGCAACCAACGGTGATGCAGTCCTACAAGAACTGATTACCTACGTCGGTTGTGGCGCACCAGGAAGCATGGTGGTCATGGAAAACGATGTGATATTCCTAGACTCCGATGGAAAATTGAGAATCTTAGGCTACGAGCCAAATTTCGCCGCTTCAATTCGTACTACGTCACTTACTGAGGGAAGAGTACAAAGCTTGTTCGATAATATCGATCCGGCATACCTTAGTGAAGCTGAGGGAGTGTACTTCAATGGAAGATACCTCCTTGCATGCAGATCAAGAGGAGCTTCCTACAATGACATGGTTCTGCCGTACGATCGAAGATATTTAGCTTTCCTAGGCAAATGGGACGGCGCAGATGCCCACGTCAAATGCTGGGGAGTCTGGGATGGAGCTGATGGTAAAAAGAGACTATATGCCGGAGCCAGCGATGATGACAATGTGTTCGAGTTCGGAGTAGAGGGTCAACTGGCAAACTATGATGGCACAGCGATCGTCACGACCATAAAAACAAGAAATGAAGATCTGGGTAACTCCGGACAGCAAAAAATTTGGAAATGGGTTGATTTAAGACTTTTTCGAATCAAAGGAATGCTTAAATTAAAAACGATCCTTGATGGAGCCACGACAATTGACGAAAAACAGTTCTCGAGCATCATCCAGACAGGATGGGGCATTGTGAAATGGGGAACCGTAAGATGGGGAGTATCAACAGGTGCGCCACCAAGCTCATCAGACCTTGACAAGACACGTAGGAAAGAAATCTACGAGATAGGAAATTCACTAGGGTTTGAGATCACAAAAGAGGGTACTCAAGACGACTTTGTCCTCGTATCCATGAGAGGCGAGGCGTTCCTATTACCAACAGAGGTATTTAATTCCGAAAACGTAATATAGGACAAAACTTGTGATAAACAATTATAAAAGATAAACTAAAAGTATGAAAAACAAATTGTTAAGAGCAGATAATAATTTTGGAGGTGTACTTTCGGCGACACTTACAGCCGGAGACGTAACGTCTGCATCACTTACTCCAGTTCCTACAGAAGCACCAGGAATAATCGTCCTGAAAGCCGGAGAGGCTCAAGAAGAACATATTTACTATAAAGAAAAAGATTCAGGAGCCGGAACGATCTCAGGATTGATCAGAGACTACACCAACTTAAACGGAGGTGTTGGATTCGAGCATATAAACACGACACCTTTTGAGGTGATGCAGGCTTCGGAGTATTTGAATAACATTGTGGATGCTTTGATCGAGGGATACATCGACGAGCAACAGACACTATTGTTTGTGTCAACAACTAGCTTCACAGTCAAAACCAACAAAACGGCGATTTATACCGCAGGAAGAATTTTGAGATTTAATCAAGACAGTACGAAAATTGCCAAGGTAGTATCCTCGTCATACTCAGCCGGAACAGGTTTGACAACCGTAGTGGTAGCAAATACATACGCTGATGTCCCTAATCCAATAACCTATGTTGAAATAGCCATCCAACCAAAAGGAGCAACCGCACTCCAAGACGTATACTACGCCGAAGATGCCGGAGCAAGTGATGCCTACGCAGTATCAATAAACTCAGCAATAACAGCACTTTTTAACGGATTGACAATCGTCTTCAAGGCCAATACTGCGAACACTGGCGCGGCAACACTAAACGTAAATGGAATAGGAGCCACTACAATTAAAAAGCTAAATGACCAAGACCTGGGAGATGGAGACATTGAGGTTGGCCAAAGAATAACAGTTGTGTACGATGGCACAAATTTCCAAATGCAATCTCAAATAGCCACGATCCCAAGTTCATTCTCATTAGCCGACATAAAAGCACCACAGGGATTCCTACTCAACGGGAAAATCGTTCCAAGCGTAACATCAAACAATTTGACAGTCGCAATAAAAGGAATCGATGGAAACGACCCTAGTGCATCAAATCCAGTTTATGTGAGGATTGGTGACACAGTTAGGTCAATTACGGCCGCCCTGTCGGTAACTAAAAACGCAGGCACAAATTGGTGCAATTCAGGGGGAGCGGAACTTGCTACAAATGAAGTCGACTACTTTGTTTACCTTGGATATAATACGACAGATGGTGTAACAATCGGATTCTCAAGAATACCTTATGCTTCAATCTATTCTAACTTTTCAGCCACCACAACAAACGAAAAATACTGTGCCATTTCTACGATTACAAATGCGGCTGCCGGAGATACTTACGAAAACATCGGTAGGTTTGCCGCCACCCTTTCGGCAGGGGCAGGGTACACATGGACAGTGCCAACGTTTACATCCGCAAATCTTATTCAAAGACCTATTTACGAAAGTAGATGGCTTACTTGGACACCTATTACTGTTGGCTGGACATCGTATTCAAATGCGTGGTCAGTCTATCAAGTGAGGAATGGATATATAACAATTAAATGGTCAGCTTCAACGGGTGCATCAAATTCAGCTACTACATCCATTACTATTCCGTTTGCTGTGTTGAATTACCCCAGTGGGCCAACAGGTTCAATTGTGGACAATTCAGCCATTCCTGGTTCTCCTGGTAAATATTCTGGAGTACCAAATAGCAATGTTATTACTTTTTACAAGGATTATGCTAATACTGCCTGGACAGCAAGTGGAAACAAGGGAAGCTCGTTAGATATGATTAGTTTCCAAATATAAATGAAAACATTAAAATTTCACATCCTTAATCTACTTGCACTGATGTTTTTGTTGATTTTAATTAGATGAAAAAACGATCGAAAATTAAAAACAAAAAATGAAAAAAATACTTTTGATTGCCGGACACATCAACATAAAATTCAACTCGATTGCCTCCTTGCGTGGGAGTACCGGAACCGCCGGAGAGCAGGAATTAACGATCCGGATTACCAACAGACTGGCTACCGTATTGAGAGATAGAGGATTTGAAGTAACCCAGTCCGATGCCAACGCCAATGACGACCTACAGATCACCTCAAAAGACTTCGACCTAGCATTGGCATTACATGGAGACATGGACGTGCAGAATGACAAAGGAGGGGGAATGGTGGGGTCTGGAGATAAGTCGGTCGATGCCATGTGGCAAGAGAGTCTTCGAATCAAAAAAGTGTTCGATGAAGTTTATTTTACCGAAACGGATATTGTAAACAAAAACATCGTGACAGCCGGAATGGCCAAATACTACATTTGGCAATACCTGACTGCGAAGACCCCATGTGTCCTGATCGAGATGGGACAGGTGCTTGATCCCCACGACAGAGTCCTCCTTGCAAATACCGATTTGATTGCCAATGCGATCGGAAGATCAATATGCAAGGCATTCGATGTTCCTTTTGATGTCGTTCCAAGTCCCGATTCTCCGGAGGTACTGTCATTAAAAGCAGAAGTGAAAAGGCTTGGAGAGGCTTTGGATACCCAAAATAAGGCGATCGTAACGCTGAAATCCGAACATGAGATCGAACTGGCAAAGGTGCAAGGCGAGTGCCGAATAAAAATAGAGAAATTAAAAACCGATTTATTAGCTGTTATCAACCAAGTCTAAATACCACTCACTTGTAAACATGCGCAAAAAGCTGTTTAATGGAATTAGTACTATTTGGAACCACACTAGAAAAAAACGAAATGACAACACCTGCCGAAAATAGAGTAAACGAAGAAGATGCCATTACCTTATCGAAAATAAAGGAAGTCCTCCCATTCGCAACCCTTTTAGTCGGTGTCGCCCTTTCTTGGGCTTCTACAAAATCAGACCTGAGAGTCCTAACCAACGAAGTTCAAAACACAAACAAAATTCTCACTGAGTATGTCATGGAAACCAAATCAATTAAAGAGACAATCAGCTCGATGAGAATAACAGACGAAACATTAAGAGCAACACTCGATGCTCACATTATCAACATGAAAAAATAAAATGATCCAATTCACGTCCGATCCAACAACCATAGTCGCTACCCTGTCAGCCGCCACTTACGTCATCGTGGAGGTCATTAAGAGGATAAACATCATTTCCGACCGCTTCCTGCCTTTGATCGCCATCGTAGTCGGCGTAGGACTAGGAATAGCTTACAAAGTCGATATTTTATTAGCAATTCTTATCGGAGCCTCGGCGTGTGGCATATACGACCTAGGCAAAAAGACCGTAGCCGGTAAATAACGTGGAAACTGTAGACTTCGAAAAATTACCCCTGGAGGAGCGAATCATCCTGACGACCTCCACAAAGCTCATTAAGCACTTCCGAGGGCTTGAGTCGGCCGGAATCATTGACCGAGACACTACAAGCAACCTGATCGGTTGTGTGAAGAAGTTGGTAAACATCGCCCAAAAGAAAGTCGAACCGGTAGCACTAGCATAAACGAATTCCCTGTTTTTGTTTCTCTTAAAAGAAAGATTTTAATCTACGGTGCTTTAGCACCGCCCGTCCGGCGTTAGGACTATAAATAAACACAACTGATTCTCCCTATAAATAGAGTTCCCTACCGGAATTTCTCCGGATAATGCTTGAGCCTTTTCCCCGATGTCTCTCGGAGGCTTGCAGTATTTCACTAACGAGGCTTGACCCCAGTCTAATTTAGTTGCTGAGTGTTACGCTTCTCGCTGACGTAGAGGTTGAAATACTAGCCCTTGGTCTACGTCTTTACAGGTTTCAAATTCAGTAATTTTCGCCTGTCGTTCCATGATCCCGATCGGGATATATAGAGAAGTGCCTTACCGGCATCATCCTCATTGAAGTTCCTAACTCGTAAAACAACAATTCCACTAACCACATAATCAACACGATCCTTGGTAATATCGATATTGTGTACGTGTTCCGATCCGTCAACCTCCACAGCGATACCAAGTTTGTAATTCCAAAAATCGAAAAGACGAATACCCCATTGAGCCTGACGAGTCCATTTGAAAGGTTTTGTTGATTCCAATTTGTCAGCCATCCACGATTCAGCTTTGCTTTTTTTGCAAGAAACCAGGTTTTGATTCTGGCGCATCTTCATGTGAGCCGCCGCATCTTTGTTTGTTGGCCATGCTTTATGCTTTATTTTTTGCATTAAAAAAGACAGTCTACTTTCGAGTGGTGTTGTGCTGTTCACACCACAGCACCCGAAAATGGGCTGTCTATATGAACAGATTGTACTCGGACACCTAACTGGTGTCAATACCACTGTAGACCCCACCGGAGATAAAAGTCAAGTGGTTCATTGAAAAACGGAAAAAATAGGAGGTAAGTCGCTGGACAGTCCAAAACTAGGCACAATCTGCCACTTGCAATTTACATAAGAATACGCAATAATGCAAGTATAGCAATTAGAAACCCGAACAAAAATGAAAAAACTGTACAACACAATCCTCGAAGAAATCGCCTACCGACTACAACTTGCGGTCAACAAATTACTCAACAGCCAAATAAGATGAGCCTACTAATAATGGAAAAGAAAATCCGCCACCACTTAAGCTTCCATGTCGATGAAAAAATGCACAACGACATCCGGAGACTCGCCTACAAAGACAAACGACTCAAGGCGGCCGAAGCCCGTCAGTTAATAAAAGAAGCCATACAAAACAGAAAGGAGGAAACAAAATGAACATCAACAAGACCGAGATCAGAGAGAAGACAGTCAAAGCCCTGATCGTCACAAAGTACATGCTACAAGGCGCGCTAGGCCTGATAGCCATAATCGCCATAGTTTGGAGTATAAATAACATGGACGTAATCGCCAAAGCGGTAAAATACCCAGAAGCGGTGAGAGAGATGGAGATCACAGTCCAGGTCACCAAGACCCAACTGATCTCCCCGATAGCAAAATAATTAGCAAATAACGCACAAAAATGGAACCAAACCAAAACGGCGAACAGCCAAAGACAGAATTAGTAACCACCGGATACTTTAATCCGCAAGTGTGGGCGCAAATGAAAGACATGAGTCAAGTGTTTTTCACCTCGAAAGCGATCCCCAGCTACATAACCAACGCGCCTCAGCTAACGATGATCCTCCAAGCCGGACACGAAATGGGAATGAAACCAGTCGAAGCCATGAAGTCGCTCTACATAGTGAACGGCAACATCAACCTCTGGGGATCGTCCATCATCAGACGACTCCGCGAACACGGCTGGAGAATCCAGTACGAGATGAAAGTTGAAAAAGGCGGAACCTGCATAGCGACAGTCACCAAGGGAGATGAGAAGTACGTCGAAACCATGAGTTTTGAGAGCGCAGAGCTATCCGGATACACCAAATCCAGCACAGGAGCCTTAAAAGTCGGCTGGAAGCCAGGAGTCAACCGCAACCTCAAACTGAGATACGGAGTCATCAGCATGATCGTGAAGACCTACATCCCAGAGGTACTCGGAAGCGCGTCAGACATCGTAGAGGTCGCAGAAGACCGACCGGTCGAAGAGGGGGAGATAGTAGCGGAACCGACCCAAGACGGAAAGAGCGTCATCATTAAGGGAGCTGACAAGACCGCCATCGGTGACTTCATAGCAAAGGCCAAGGCTAAAAAGGAAGAAGAGAAGAAACCCCAGGCATCTGGTAAGGACATCAATGTCCCGACCAAAGAGGTCGAACCTGAGCCAAAAGAGGAGCTAGATAATGCGCAAAAAGATGGTAATGTTAAAGAGAATACTAAAGTAAACAACGCAAAATGAACGAAGTAAATCTGCCCATCGAACACCTCTCCTATAGCTCCATGAAGCTGTTCTGCGCCAACCAACAGCAATTCTTCAAAAACTACATCCTCGGCCAATGGGACTACAAAAGCTCAATGGTCGCCACCGTAGGCAAAGCATTCCACAAAGCCGCCGAAATCTACTACAAACAGGGTAACTGGGATCAGGCCATCGATGCCGGACTGGAGTTTATCAACAAGATCAAAGACGAAGATGTTGACTGGGGAAAGACCGGATCGAGAGAGCAACTCATCAAAGACTTCCATGCCGCCATAAGCTTCTACCAAGTAGAAGAGCCAACACTAGGAAAGGTAATCGGAGTAGAACTAAACACGGTCACTGACCACGGATTCGATGGAGAGCAGTTGCCGGTACCAGTAAAGGCGATCAGCGACCTTGTAACCGAGGAAGAAAAAGGGATCGTAATCACCGACCACAAGGTAGTCGCCTCATTTTCCGACAAAGAAGAAGAGCAACCGGACTACACGATGCAAGCAATGTTCAACTACCTGACAGTCCAGGCAAAATTCGGCAAAGCCCCATACTCGATGATTTTCCGAGAGATTAAGAAGACCCAGAACCGAGATGGAAGCTCCCAAATAGACGAATACGAGATCGTATTTGATAAGCATCCGGAATACAGGCTCTACTTTTTCAGCCTCTACACAGACGTAATAGTGACCCTCGCAGACGAGAACCACCGATACCTACCAAACTTCGGGGACATGTACTCAGGAAAAGAAGCCTGGGTCGACTACACCGCCGGAAAGATTGACTTCAAATCACTACCCAAAGTGAGCCATAGAACAAAGTTCACCGGAGAGGTACGCGATGTCAAATTTATCGAACAGGCAATGGTAGAGGATGCCACCCTAACCGAAGAGCAGAAAATCAAAGCCAAGCTTAAAGAGTTCGGAATGGCCGTAGAAATGGACGAGACACACAAAGGCTTAAATGTCACTCTCTACACAATGAAGCCATCTAGGGGCATTAGAATGAGCCAGTTTACGAGCCACGCTCAAGACATAGCCCAAGCATTGGCCGCCAAATCGGTGAGAGTCGAAGCTCCAATCCCAGGGACAAGCCTAGTAGGATTCGAGATAAGTAACTCCACCCAAGGAGTCGCCCCCTGGACAGAAGAACTGATCCAAAAAGACACGATGAACATCCCGATCGGAATCGACGTGTACGGAAAATCCAAGCACATCAACCTCGCCAAAGCCCCTCACCTCCTAGTTGGAGGAGCCACAGGATCAGGCAAATCAGTCTTCATGAACGTAGCCATCGACACCCTGATCAAGCAAAACGACTCGGAAAGCATGAAGTTAATGCTGATCGATCCTAAGCGCACAGAGTTCATCGACTACGAGAATGACGACCACCTGATCTACAACATCATCACCGAGTCAGAAGATGCCGCCGCCGCCCTAGGATGGGCAACGGAAGAGATGGAGAGCCGCTACAAACAGCTCCGAGACATGAGAGTCAAAAGCATCGAAGAGTACCGCAAGAACAAAAACGACATGCCTTACCTGGTCATAGTAATTGACGAACTCGCCGACCTGATGCTATCACCGGAGCAAAAAGACATTGAGAAATCGATAGTCAGACTCGCCCAGAAAGCCAGAGCAGTCGGCATACACCTGATCGTAGCGACCCAAAGACCGAGTGTCGACGTAGTCACCGGACTAATCAAAGCGAACTTCCCAACCAGAGTCAGCTTCATGGTCTCAACCCAGGTCGACTCAAAGGTCATCATTGACGAAGCCGGAGCCGAAAAGCTAGTCGGCCAAGGCGATCTACTACTCATGAACCCTCGCGAAAAAGGACTAAAACGCCTGCAAGGGTATTACAAATAACAAAAACAATGGAACAATACAGAATAATCACCATCGACATGACCCAGATAGATGACGACCAAAAAGAAATGATCAAAGACCTACCAGGAGTCATATCACAAAGAAGTACCACACTTCATCAGGAACCAGGGCGATCAACAGTCGAACTGACCAGAGCCATAAGAGACATCATCCTAGATATTAACAAATACGAAAACTCGGTCGAAGACGGAAAGCTCGACCATGTGAAAGGAGATATGGAATGATCAACAAAATATTGATTGCATTCACTTGGTTAGTAATAGGACTATTTGGAGGCTTCTACGGCTCCAATTACTACTATCGGATCGTCCAAGTTGACCCAGCCTACATCGAAGTATCCTCGGACACAGACATGATCCGGCTGATCAATAAAACTCGTACAGAAGCCGGACTACCGGAACTAATCGAAAACGAACTCCTAGACAAGTCGGCAAGAGCAAAAGCCTGTGACATGAGAGATAGAAAATACTTCGAACACGTCAGCCCAGAGGGAGTCGAACCCTGGAAATTTATTGTGGCCGCCGGATACAAATACTACGATGCCGGAGAAAACATCGCCATGTCGTACACTAGCACTAAGAAACTCGCAGAAGCCTACATGAACAGTCCAGAGCATCGAGACAACATCCTCGATGACCGATACACAGAGATAGGAGTAGGGAACTGCGGTATTTACCAGGTTGAACATTTTGGAAGCAGAAAATGAAACCGGCGCAGTTCTTTGACGTACCATCGGAAAGCACCCCAGGGGTCGTGTACAAAGTGATCCACAAAGCCGATGGTACATGGTCATGCAGTTGCCCTAATGCGATATTCAAAGGCCGATGCAAACACCAGATCAAAGCAATGGGGATGAAGACACCGGAAGTAGGCCAACAACGCCTCGTAGAGCCAACAGAACTGCCCAGCCTACCCAAAAGAAAGAAGACCATAGAAGAAATGCAAGCCATTTGGATGGCCAAGAGTAGAGGAGAAAAGTGTCCTAGTGTGTGACAGTTGACAAATCAAATCTTATGTAATTAAATAAGATTAGCAAATAAAGCATATGACCGAACAAACTGAAAAATGTCCGCATTGCGGAGCCGCCATGAAGAAATACTGGCACAAATTGACACCAGGACTAGTCAAAACTCTCGTAGAGGTCTACAAGCACGTATCCGCCTCCGGAGAGAACAAAGTTAGTAAAAAAGAACTCAAACTTAACCACAGCCAATACGGAAACTTCCAAAAACTTCGCTTCCACGCGCTGATCGCCAAATACAAGGTAAACGGAGAGTGGCACAAAGGCGAATGGCTGATGACCCAAAGAGGCGCAGACTTCCTCAAAGGCATGATCCAAATCCCCGAAAAAGTCCAAACATTTAGAAACCGAGTCGAAGACCACTCACCGGAATTAGTAACGGTCGCAGACGTAATGAGATCAGACCCATACTGGCAAACTGACTTCAAAACGGATACGGACATCTTCGCTCCCAAACAAGTCTCACTCCTATGAAATACATCCTGCCCATAATTTTGATTAGCATCCTAATATCAAACTATGTCAAACCAATACAAATCACCAAGCTTTCGGTTGAATATCGAGGATACGAGCAACCCACCGATCCTGCTGACGTTAAAGGCATGGAAACTGGAGGGGAACAAACTCGTGGAGATATTCCTGCCTATCAAAACATTGAAAATGCGCCGGACTTCAAATATCCGAGGACTCTTCAATTCACTCACTTTAAGATTACGCTGGCTGATGAGAAGACTAAAAATATACAGACTGCTAAGAAATATGCGAAAGAGTATGGGATTTCCTCAGAAACCCTACTTTGCACCCTTAACATGGAGTCCGGTGTCGAGGGATTTGAGCGGGATTTTAGAGGAGAACTTACGACAAAGACAAAGTGCGGAGATGGAGGAATCTCTTGCGGAGTTGGGCAGATTAAGAAAGCTACTTGGACTGGAATCCGAAAAGTATGTGGCCTCCCTACGGAAGACATTAGGGATAATGAAGAAGAAAACATCAAAACAACTGCCTGCGGAATGGCCAACGGATACGAGTATCATTGGACAGGATACAGGAATTGCGAAAAATTAGGTTATAAATTAAAGTAAAAAGAATGAACATAAAGCCAGTAAAAGGTTACCTGTTAGTAGAACCAATCGTAAAAGATAGAACCGCATCCGGTCTATACATCCCAAGTCAACAAGAGCGTCCTGAGTACGCCAAAGTCCTTGAGGTGGGTGCCGTGACCAAAGAAATCCAAACCGAGGTAAAAAAAGGTGACACAGTCATCTTCAAAAAATGGGGATTGAATGACGTTGAAATAGACGGCAAAAAATATCAATTATTAAGATTCGAGGATGTCCTCGCAATAGTCAAATAAAAATGGCAAAACAAATCATTTTCGCTGAAGAAGCACGTACAAAATTAGTCGCCGGAGTCAATAAACTAGCCAAAGCGGTGGTAACCACTCTCGGCCCGAAAGGCCGAAACGTAGCCATCGACAACGCCTGGGGATCGCCAACAGTCCTCCATGACGGTGTGAGCGTAGCCAAGCAAGTAGTCCTCGAAGACCCATTCGAGAACATGGGCGCACAACTGGTCAAGGAAGCCTCCAGTAAGACGAACGACATCGCCGGTGACGGTACGACTACAGCCACCCTCCTAGCCCAACAGATCGTCCTTGCCGGAATGAAGAACATCACTGCCGGAGCCAACCCCATGCAGATGAAGAGGGGAATAGACAAAGCGGTCGCCGCAGTCGTGGCCGAACTCACCAAGATCAAAAAAGACCTCAAGGAAGACGACTGGGAGTCAGTAGCGACAATCTCCGCCCAGAATCAGGAGATCGGTAAAAAAATAGCCGAAGCCATCAAATCAGTTGGAAGAGATGGGGTCGTAACCGTCCAGGAGAGTAAAGGAATGGAGTTCGAGATCGAAAAGAAAGAGGGAATGCAGTTTGACAGAGGATACGTGTCCGCCTACTTCTCAGAGTCTCCCAACAACCTAGAAGCCACCATAGAGTCCCCCAAGATTCTACTGACCGACCAGAGAATAAGCTCAGTCAACGACATCCTGCCATTTTTGGAAGACACCATGAAAGTAACTAAGAACATCGTCATCATCGCCGATGAGATCGATGGAGAAGCCTTGGCCATGCTCGTAGTCAACAAAATGCGCGGAACATTCAACTGCCTAGCCGTCAAAGCACCGGCATTCGGAGAACGTAGAAAGGCGATCCTCCAAGACATTGCCGTCCTCACAGGAGCCACAGTAATATCAGAAGACACTGGCAGAAAATTGGAATCAGTCAGAGTAGAAGACCTAGGCGAAGCCGACAGAGTATGGGCTGACAAAGACAATACCCAGATAATCGGCGGCAAAGGCGAACCCAAAGCCATAAAGGCACGCCTCGAGATGATCAAGAGTGAATACAAACGAGCGACATCAGAGTTTGACAAAGAAGCCCTCGGATCAAGAATCGCCAAACTATCAGGAGGAGTCGCAGTCATCAAGGTAGGTGCCGCAACAGAAGTGGAAGTAAACGAACTCAAAGAAAGAGTCAAGGATGCCATCGGAGCCACCAAGGCCGCCATAGACGAGGGTATCGTCCCAGGAGGCGGTGTAGCCCTACTTAAAGCCCGAAAAGCGATCGACACACTCATAGCCGACAATACAGACGAAGAGGTAGGCTTCAAGATCGTCCGAGAGGCCATGTCCGAGCCACTACGATGGCTTGCAAGCAACTCCGGCAAAGATGCAGGATTCGTGGTCAACAAGGTCGAAGAGAACAAAGACCCCAACTACGGCTTCAATGCCCTGACACTAGAGTTTGAAGACATGATCAAAGCTGGAATCCTCGACCCAGTCAAAGTGACACGCGCCGCCCTCCAGAACGCCGCCAGCGTGGCTTCCATGATCCTTACGACCGAATGCCTGATTACTGAAATTAAAGAAGAGAAAAAATGAGATTCGGAGACTTGGTAACCAAAATCGTAGGTAAAAAGGCCACTCCGGTCGAGAAGTACGGTCGACAGGAGTTTGAGGCGAATAAGGCCAAGCACACACAAAAGCAAATTAGCAAACGCAGAGTGGCCAACAAGAGGTCGACACAGCACAAAGGAAAATAGAATGGACTGGTTCAAGCTAAAAGAAAACAAATGCCCGAAGTGTCGCAAGGACATGATGAAAGGTCTACAGACCCCAGGTGGAGGCATGATGATCCACCCCTGCGGGTTCAGAATCACCGAAAAAAGGTACACCGAGATCGTCAACAGTACCATAAAACAAGAACAATTAGCAGAGAAATGGAGAAAAGAAGATGAGAAAAATAAAATTTAGAGCTTGGGATAAAAGTGACCACGACTGGTATAAAAATAATCCAGCACCAAAACGAATGACTTACTTTCACAACCCTGTGATATTTGATGATGGGTATTTACAATTTGAAT